TAATACTGTCAGGGTCTTGTGCATAAGCACTTGTTACTGCCAGATGACCTTTAACCAATGTTTTAACAAACAATGTAAGGTCTTGCCCTGTGTAGTTGTCGCTCTCATAAGAGTAACCCATATCACGAACAGTACCGCCACGCTCTTGAACAAACACGCACCGATTACCTATGAATTGAGGTTCACACGATAAGGCCCCTCGTTGGGTTTGTGTTTTTAAATTGCAGTTGGTAGGCGTAATGGTTTTATCACCTCTTACAATCCACTCATTACCGCTTGTAAGAATGATTAGATCGTTAGCTGGTACGAGATGACGAATCTCACACATCTTGCGATTAATAACCGGCAAGGTGATTGCACTATCATCTGTGATAGTGCCTTCCACCTTTTCGACACCAAAATTTGGATAATCACCAGTACGGCTAAACCATATGAAGTTAGGCTTGCTATCAGTAGCAGCAACTACAAATCGGTCTTGATAGAATGTACAAAGTTTAGGATAACCTCTGCCTCTATTCCAACTGCCTAATTTCCATTGGTAGCTAGGCTCACCCTCTTTAATACCATTCAGAACATTAACCTTTGCATTCTTAGCATCAGTTACGCTTTTAATCTCAACGATACCATATTGAGTGAACGGCATAATAGATAAGTCGCAATTCACAGAACCACTCTTAATATCCGATACATATTTAAGCCTTGCTCCAGCCTCTATCTTTCCTGTATCAGTAACATTGTAGTCATTCTTAGATGTATACGTTCTGTAATCTTTCCAAGTCTGACCGTCATTGTTAGAAATCTGTAACTTGACTGTACCCTCCCATGTGCCGTGCGTTGTGAATTTCCATGATAACTCGGTATCAGTACTAAATGCTCCAACATTGTAATTGATGTTGTTGTAGGTTTTTTCGATAGTCTGTGCTTGCATATAGCGTTTTACTTTTTTCTCTACCACTTCACCAGCTGACTTAGTATGTACCGCCTCAACGTAATATGCAATCTGAATAACACTACCTACCATATCTTGTGTGAAGAGGTCTTTTGTGGATGTGATCGTATCGCCATTAACTGTCAATGTATGCCCATTGTCCGTGTTGATTTCATCATAAGGTTGTTCAGTTAGCTTATATGTACTCATTCTCCAGTCAGTATCACTATATCGTGATAGCGTTTGAATAGGGTACTTGCCACTACAGATGAACATAACATCACCAGATTGGTTACAATTTAAATCAAACAATATATCGCTAGTGAAAGGAGTCGTAACTTCAATACCGGTATAAATTCCGTAATTCCATACACGAATATATTTGTCACCAAATTCGAGCATGAAAGAATTATTGGTGTTTGTCGTAAATTCAAATAATCGTGTTGGCTTATCACTATATTTAACTTGCCCCACGTATTGGCTGCCTTGACGTTTTGCAACGGCTCCATATGGACGAATAACCACATTCTCCGCTTCCAATAAGGCACTTTTGTATTGCTCTAAATCAAAGCGACTTGAAACATCTGGCGATACTTCACCAGTTGTAAACGCTAGCTGTGATATGTATATCGGATTACTCATTACCAATCCCTCGCTTTCACGTAGCTAGATATATATACTGTATCTTGCTTACGTTCTTTAGCATTCATTCCTTTAGCTTCTTGAACTGCAGCTTGATACAACTTGTATGCTTGGTCAAACAATCCTCTATCACCAGTCAGTGGCATAGCTAATGCGCTAGCCAGTTTACACTGCAGCATATAAAGGGATATAGAATCCCAAACGTCTAAATCTGTCACGTCATATATATAATCAATGAATGCTAGTGGCACATCGCTCACTATGCATTTTTTGTTATTTCCAATATTAAATATATTGTATTCCGGTTGCGATTCAGCATGGAAGCGATCGCCTTGTGGAATAACACCTAAAATGCGGATACACTTTTCAGGGTACGTATATACATAATTCCACCCATTAATTTTATGAGCGGACAAAACTAATCTTTCATTTTTGCGAGCAAAATTCCATTCAAATTGTCGCAATACCAACTGTCTAGTTGGGTCATATTGCATACGGCATTGGCGACCTTGCTCAGTTTCTTCTTCAAGTGAATAAAGCAATCCTGCGTTAATTAATGCAAGTGCTTGATTACAAATATCAGTAGGTGTCATATTTCCCCCTATATGGTAA